TGTATTAACCAATTCGCCTTTTAATTCAGTTGTTCCATCTTTGACGGATTTTTCAACGTCTTTGACTGCTGAACCTGCATTTACAAGTTCGCCTTTCAATTCACGATTTCCAATATCAATAGAATTTTTAACTGATTCAGTTGAAGCTATTGTCTTAGATGCTTCGGTTTTTATTGTTTGCTCTGTTTTTTCTTGTGCCTGAATTACGTCATTAAACCAACCAGACATATTTGATGCCATATTTATGGTTTTTTGTGCAGCTTCACAAACTAAAGGTGCCCAATTGCAAAAAACTGGAAACTCTAGAGAAATATCAATTGCTTCGGGATTTGCTTGATTTGGCTTTGATTGTCCTTGAGCTTGATTTGCTTTTTCAGCTTCAGCAGCATCAGCAGGCTTAGTTGTGGCATTAGCTTCTGCCTGTGCAGCAATAGGACGTGCTTTAGCATCATCTTTTTCAGCTTCGGAAACGATGTCAGCAGCAGCAGCAGTTGTTGCACCTTGAGCATAAGTATCGCCAGCTTCTGCATTAGAAATTACTTTTTGAGCTACAACTTCAAGAGGAAGTGTTTTTTGTTCTTGTTGAGCATTAGGATCATAAGAGGGATTAGCAACACGCTGTAAACCTTCTCGTTGGTTATTAACACAAAGAGCCATAGCAGAAGTTGCATTTTGAGGATTGCCAGCATTAAAGTCACCAACAAATTTTAGAGTAGAGCCTTTGGCAGTACAAAAGTATTGACCAGCAGAAGTGTAGTCAGGAAAATATTTTTTGGAGCTTTGATTACTGTCAGTCCATACATTTGGTAAAAGTTTAATATCAGAAGAATTTGGATCAGAGTACCTAATTTGATTATTAGCAGGATCAAGAACCCAATCAACAGAGCCTAGAAGCTGCTCAACAGCAACAGACAAGGCATAACCAGCAGCACCACGAGCAAGAACTTTTGCAACACTGCTTGCAGTAGGTGTAATTTTTACTGATGATTCTTTTATAAATTTTTTGCCATTAATGATGGCATTTTTTGTAGCGTCATAAACAGTTGATGCACCTTGAGCAACAGCACCGCCCAAAGTCCAACCGCCAACATTGGCAGCGTTTGCCGTACTTGTAAAAAATAGAGAATAAACGAGAAGAATTGAAATTATTTTTCTTAGAAAAGCTTTGATCCAACGATGATCCACATGATTATGCATATATATGCCCCCAAACTTTCAATATCCATTTTCTTTGATCCCACTGGAAAAAGTGAAAGCCCTCAAATTCTCAAGGGCTTATCACTAAGACAATTACATTGCAGATCGTGCCCATTTGAACACTTTGATAACTACAACAAGCGACAGCACTGCAAGACCAATAGCACTCACAGTTGTTACACCGTCAGTAATTGTTCCAACAACGGAAGAAACATCAATTTCAGCAGCGTTTGCATTGGATACAAGTGCAGCAGATACAGCAGCCCCCAAACCATACTTTTTGACAGCAGCCATAAAATTTTTACGATTGCCATAAGTTTTATTCATAGCATCGTTTACTTCTTTTTGTGTTAAATGATCCATGAC